CCAGCGCCGGGTTCGGCCACTTCCAGTTCGCCTCGTCGAACGGATCCAACGACACCGGCAAGTGCGGGTGCCCAGGGAACCGCTCGTAGAGCCGGTCCAGTTCGTCCTGCGAGTGCGGGAGCTTCCGGACGAAGCTGAAGACGTGCGGCGCCCGCGCCGGGTCGTCCTGCGTCTTCTCCGCCTCGTCGATCAGGTCCGCGCCGAAGCTCGAGTCGTCGTCCGTCTCGGTCGTCGTCGCGTACAGCAGCTCCTGCAGCCGCGCGCCGGCCGCGGTCGTCATGGCTTCCCACATCGACCCGTCCGGCTGGCTGAGGACCTCGTCCAGGTTGAACGCGTGCGGGTTGTGCCCGAGCTCGCCCTCAGCGTCTGCCGTGAGGATCTCGTAGTGCGATCCGGACTTCTCGTCGATCAGCCGGCGGGCGTTCTTGTTGTGCACCAGCCGCTTCGACAGCGCCGGCGACAGCTGCGTCATCCGAAGCGCGGGTTCGAACACCTTCCCGGCCTGCTTGGTGTCCTTCGCGGCGCAGTACACCTCGGCGGACTCTTCGTCGTCGCCGACGAGCATGTACAGCTGGATCGCCGCGGCGATCTCGGACTTCCCGTTCTTCCGGGCGACGACGATGTAGGCGATGCGGTAGCGGCGCGCGTAGGTGCCCCACTCGTGGGACCACTGGACCTCGCCGAACAGCGGCCGGACGATCTCGAATTCCTGCCAGTCCAGCAGCAGGAACGGGGTTCGGACCAGCGGGCCCTTGACGTGGACGAGCATGCGGGCGAAGAACGTGACGACGCGGTCGGCGCGGGGCGCGCAGTAGTGCGCGCCGGACTTCGGGCAGGCGTTGCCGCGGAAGGTGTAGCCGCAGACGGGGCCGCTGGTGTCGTCGGGGCGCCAGCGGGCCTCGAGGTCGTAGCTAGCCGGTGAGGAGGTCGTCGTCTGCATCGCGGGACGCCTCCCCCATCGACAGCTGGGAGCGGTCGGACGGGTTCAGGCCGAAGCGGCCGCCGAGGGTGACGATCAGCGTCGCCGACTCCCTGGCCACCTGCCACGCCGGGTTCTTCCGCAGCTCGTAGATGCACTGGCCATCCGCCAACTCGCGCACGAGCGTGGTCATGCTCGTGCCGTTGCTCTCGACGTCGGCGACCGCGTCCTGGTTCACGACGACCATCGAGCAGAACGTCGCGAAGCTGTCGACGTCCCACGGCGTCAGCACGCCCTTACTGATCATGTCCGGCGCCAGCCGATCCCAGATCGCCTGAGCCCGCGGGTCGAGCTGCCGCGGCGGCCGGACCTCGCCGGCGTCCGGCTTCGGCTCGGCCTGGTTGATCCGCGACGGCTTCACGCCGTGCAGCACCTTCAGCGCGGTCGGCGCCGGCGGAATCCCACGCTTCCCCATCAGTTGTCGCCCATCAGTGGCCGCCGTCGTCCCTGCGCTCTTCGCTTTCGGCCGCGTCCAGCACGGCCTGGGCCAAGCGCAGCGTGTGCTGGATCGGCTTCCCTGCCAGCGAGCGCGAGCCCACGCAGAGCTCGATGCCGGCGCGGAGGATGTCCCGCACCGGCTCGCGGAGGGCCGGGGGCTGGATCACGTCGAGGTGGGCCAGGGCGCCGGACAGCAGCACGGATGCGCTGCGGGGGCTGTGGTCGGCGGTCACGAGCCTCAGCTCCGGACCTTCGCCACGGAGGTGTACCGCGGGAGCTTGCCGTCGTCCTTCGGGTCGTTGACGTTCCAGTACGTCTTCCCGCCGTCCTCCGAGAAGCACGCCGAGTTCCGCTGGTTCTGCCACAGCGGCGCACCGGAGATCTCGCCGTGGTCGTGCCACTCCTCGGGGTCGTCCGTCAGGGGGGTGAGGTTGCCGAACGCGAGCAGGGTGTGCAGCTGCTCGCGGGCGATCTCCGCGGACCCGCCGCTGTGCCCAAACGGGGCGAACGCTGCGACGGTCGCGACGAGAGACGCGCTGTACGGGCCATCCTCGCCGAGGAGTTCCAACTCGCGACGGGCGTGCTCGACCAGATTGCTCATGGGGGGCGCTCCTGAGGGTTGGTGTGGTAACTCGGATTTCCGAAACGTCGAAAAGTCGTCCGCGCGAGATCCGCCCTTGCCCGGGGCGGTGGCGCGATTTGGACGGGGGGAGGGGTCACCCCCACCCTGTTTGTGCAGGTCAGGGCCTTGATCGTCTATCGATGTTGATCATGCACTGTTGTATCACTGCAGGTCAGGGCGTTGCGCATCTGCTCCTGTTGATCTACGTGTGGGCTGACTGCCTGCCCCTGCTGTGCCGCATGGCCCTGCTCTGGGTGGCCAGCTGTGCCGCTGTCTGGGCCGTGGTGGTCGGTTGGCGTGGTGCACCGCAAGCGTGGCGTGCGTCGCGCTCAGGCCAGCTCAGCCTGACTGGTCGGGCTTGTCCTTCCAGATGCTGCGCTGCTCGATGACCACGAGGGATCCAGCGCTAACCGGGTTGGTGTGGCCGTCGTCTCCGAGGAGCCATGCGACGCCGTGTGCCCAGTCGGTCTGCTCGTGCTGGTTGCCGAGGAGCATGCCTTCGACGGTGCGCTCGTAGTCGTGGAGGTGGTGGCCGCGGTACTTGTGGCCGCGCATGTGGTCGGGGATCGACTCGGCCTTGGCAGGCGGCTGTCGGGTGGGTCGCAGTGCGCCGTTCGGGCGGTTGCCGATGGGTCGCCAGTTGTCGGGTGACTCCTGGATCGGTTCGTCTTCGATGTAGCGGCCAGCGTTGACGACCATGCTTTTGCCGTCGGGCCACACGATGAGCACTCGGTCCGGGTCGGTGGTGTGCTGCCAAGCGCGGACGGTGGGCGACTGCGTGATGGACATGGGGGCGTGTCCTCTCGGGTTCAGCGTGCGCCCTTGCGTCCGTTGCAGGAGCGGCAGAGGACGGCGAGTGGTCCGTCGGGTCGGCCGCCTCGTGCGATGGGCACGACGTGGTCGGCGGTCAGGTCGCGGCTGGGGTGCGGCGGTACGCCGTGGCCGGGGCAGTTCCAGCCGTGCTTCTCGACGTGCGCCTTGACGGCGGCGCGCCGGCGGTTGACTTCGCTCCAGCTGCGCGTTCGTTTGGTGGGGGTGGTGCGTGCGCGGTGTCTGCGGTCGGCTTGTGCGTGGCGTTGGCAGGGTCCGCGGTGGTCTTGGTCTTGGGACTTCTCGGCGCAGCCGGGTCGGGTGCAGGTGTGGACCGGCACGGGTCACTCGACGAGCGGACAGGTGCGGATGCTGGGCTGCACCACGCGGTGGATCTTGGCCGCCAGCGCAAGGTCGTACTGCAGGTGGTTGATCGAGTGCTGCATGGCCACGAAGCCAGTCAGCTTCTCGGGTGCCTGATCTTCGTCGAGGATGGTGCAGTTGGACATGGGGGCCTGCCCTTTCGTGGTCGGTCAGGCGCTGCGGTCGATCTCGTCGGCGACGGCGCGGAGGAGCGCGCTGACGTCGCCGGGCCACGGGTTGATCAGCTTCACGTCACCGTTGGGCTGGGCTTCGCCGTCAGCGGTGAGGTCGCCGATGTGGCAGGGGGTTCCGTTGCCGACGCTGAGGTAGATCGGGATGGTGCCGAGCTGCTGCTGAGCCACCGAGGTTCGCCTCCGAGGTAGTGCGGCTGCCTCGGGTCTCGTCCGGTCCACTTGCTGCGGCCCACTCGACGTGGGCGGCGTGGCCGGCTGCGTAGGGACCCGAGACAGCCGCTTATCAACTGAGGGTGCGCTTAGGAGTGGCCGGGCCCTGCATGTGACTCGGCCACCGGGTGGGTAGGGATCTTGCTGCGAGGGTCGGCGCTTCCGATGGTGTCTGGCGTCCGGCCGTGGACGTTCAGCGCCTGGGTGCGGCCTGGTGGCGGCGCACGTCGGTCGGCTTGAGCCGGTCCGTGTCCGGGTGCGCAGGTTTCCCAACGCAGCCGACCGAGCGCGCCTTATCCGAGTGCCTCGGCGGCCTGCGCCAGCTCGGAGGCTGGGTTCGGGCGGCGAGAGCGCTCAGCCTGTGGGGTTTGAGTCCTTGCCGAGGGGAGATCTTGTCTCAACCACTTCACGCACGTGGGACCTTAGAAAATCTTTGCGTTCGCGTTGCGTTCGCGCAAGTAGCCGTCCGGGTGATCGCTGATCTTCGTCGTGGCCGAGGGCTGAGGAGTCGAACCCCTGCGCGTGAACGCCCCGTGCCGGGTTTCGAAGCCGGTTGCCGTCCGCACGGCGGAGCCCTCGTCGTGGTGCTGGTGACGGGTCAGCGCGATGATCGGTGATCAACGACGGCAGGGACGGCGACGACGGCCGGAGTGGCGTCGGGTGCCGTGGCGGGCTGCGGTCGGATCATGGCGG